CTGGTAACAGAGATAAGGGCACAGAGTAATTAATTGTGATATAGTAAAAAAGAAAGGGATAGCTGAAATGGGCAATCCGCAGCGAAGCATCTTACGAAAGAAGATGAACGTTCAACGACTACTCAAAGTATCCTAATGTATTTTTACGATGGAGAAATGGGCACGAATGGGTTCCACTGGATTTATTAAATCCTTTGAAGATATAGTCTGAACTTACAGGAGACTGTAAGAAGTATGGATAAAGAGTCATACGATAACATAATTGGGATCTGATGTTGATAGCATTATGGTGGACTGGTGTGTCCAAGAATTTCAGAAAAAGAATAAAAATAGCAATGTAAAAGATAACGCCCGTGCTCTGAATCGCCTCCGTGCAGCATGTGAGAAAGCAAAGCGCAGTCTGAGTACATCTACCCAGGCGACTTTGGAGATTGACGCACTGGCAGACGGCATCGATTTGAATCTTGTGATGACACGTGCGAAGTTTGAGGCGCTATGCGAGAGTACCTTTCGCCGCACCATTGCTCCATTGGAGCAGGTGCTACGTGACGCTAACATGTCCAAATCAGACATTCATGAGATTGTCATGGTAGGTGGTTCCACTCGTATTCCAAAGGTTCGTGAGATGGTGAGTAATTTTTTTAACGGCAAGAAGTTGAATGACTCTGTCCATCCAGATGAAGCAGTCGCATATGGCGCGGCGATTCAGGCGCATATTCTGGTGGGCGGTGCATCAAATACAGATCGCACTTCTGAGCTCATTCTTCTCGATGTTGCTCCTCTCTCTCTTGGTCTTGAGACAGCTGGTGGTGTCATGACTCCACTCATTAAGCGCAACACCACTATCCCTACCAAGAAGTCGCAAACCTTTTCTACCTATGCCGACAATCAGCCTGGTGTATTGATTCAAGTCTATGAAGGCGAACGTCAATTTACACGAGATTGTAATCGTCTTGGAGATTTCAAGTTGGATGGCATCCCGCCGATGCCACGAGGTGTTCCTCAGATTGAAGTGTCCTTTGATGTAGATGCAAACGGTATTCTGAATGTATCGGCTGCAGAGAAGTCCACTGGCAAGTCTAACAAGATTACAATTACAAATGATAAGGGACGTTTGTCAAAGGATGAGATTGAACGACTTGTGAAGGAAGCAGAGAAGAATGCAGAGGCTGACAAGGTACAGATGGAACGTGTCGAAGCAAAGAATGGTCTTGAGGCATACTTGTACAATACACGCAATGCTGTTCAGGAGGAGAAGGTGAAGACAACCCTTGGGGCGAGTACAGTATCTGAAGTGGAGGGATGGGTGAAGGAGGGTATTGAATGGCTGGAAGCACACTCCGAAGAAGAGAAGGATGTCTATGCATCCAAGCAGAAAGAATACGAGGAGAAGATTCGGCCGATTATGATGAAGATGTATCAAGAGGCGGGTTCGCCTGGTGGCGATGTACCAAGCGGCCCAAGCGGAGTACCAAGTGCAGCACCTCGAGGCCCAACTGTTGATGAAGTGGACTAACCGCAGCGAAATTGCAACTGTCGCTTATAAATGTTCATTTCACTCCAACAGAATTTAAATTCCCACCATGTTAAATCACTACCTAAAAATTGAGTACTATAAACAGTATTGAAACGATACCGTCTATAGCACATGCCAAAAAAAGGTCGTAAGACAAAAGAAGACGAGAAGGGGAACGCCTTTGAGCGCCTCTATGCATTCCTTGCAGCAACGAATCAAACTCTTCCACCACTTGAAAATTCTCACTTATCCATAGAGAAAAAGAAAGAGCCCACTCCAGAGGAAATAGCAAAGGAGAAGGCAAAGGAGAAAGCAGAGTTCGATAAATTATACGCACAGTTATCTTCTTTGTCTGAGAAACGCCCTGAGGAGACTATTCCTTCTATTGTACCTCTTGCCATTCCAGAACCATCCATAGAAAATGTATCAACTGAATTCGATGAAGTATATGAGCAAATTATACGCATTATTACGATGAAATCACATATGCAACCGCAAACACAGCCACAAACGCAGCCACCCGTCAAACATTCTAAAACAATTCCACAGTGTACTGCTTGTCATAAAATATTTTCTACAAAAGGTTCGCTGATACGCCATCGGCAAACAACTACTGTTTGTCAAAAATGGTTAGCATTGCCTGTAGAACAACAATTGCCTATGGTTGATAAACCCATTCATATGATATCAGATGATTATTTAAAGAAAGCTACTACTGGTGATAAACCATTCCAATGTCGGTTCTGTTCGACTATATTTACCAATCGAGGAAATCATAATAAGCATTATCAATCTGCCCAGATTTGTAATCGTATGGCATATATTGAATATAAAAGATTAGTATCACAATAATGTATGATTTATTTGATTATCACAACATCTATTATCAATCGCTTTGGATTAACAGATAGCAAAAAACGTCAAGAACAATATCTCTCTGCAATTAGAGAAACTCTTCGACATCTTCCTGAAATCATTACGCCGATCATTGTTGAAAATAATGGAAAACGAGATACCTATTTAGATCATTTTGTTCACGGTAATAAACCCGTTCGAGTAATATATACTACCAATAATAATACAGTGTGTAATAATAAATCAACGATAGAAATGATGGATATCAAAGAAGTGATTCATGAGGGTAATATTCAAGGAAATGATACCATCATTAAACTAACAGGGCGCTATCGAATGACATCGCCTGATTTTTTTATGGAAGTGATACAACATGAAAAACAAGTAGATGCTTTTGTAAAGTTTTTCAATGTATGTACACAGGAGTTTGAGGAGAAAAATTGTGTATTAGGATGCTTTGCAATTCGCACTTATCAACTTGCATTATATCCGCATTGGTTAATGGATAGTTATTTATCCGCAGAAGTTGCATTTGCTACCTATGTGAGACGTTTGTTAGGAACCATTCGAGAAATTAAAAATATAGGAATGGAATGTGTGTTTGCTGATAATGATTATAGTCCTCATGTCTAATTTATTGCGATGCTTGAACAACGCGCGGACCATTTTTACGCAATGGTTTAGATTCTCCCCCTTTCATCAAGGAAGGTGCTCCGTTTACGCTGCGCCATGCGGCGCGCATACTCTGAAACATTCCAACACATCCTTTTGCTGCTGCCGCAACCGCTTGACGCGCAGTGGATTCTTCACCATCTTGAACACCGATTCGAAGAACCATTTCATCACGAAGAGGATGAGGAACGGAATATCCCGCATATGTAATTTTAGGAGAAGCATCGCCTTCAATATGATGCTCCACCAGCCATGTTTGAAGAAGATTTCCAAGAGTGTGATCATGACCACGAAACAGGAAGTCGTAACCAATCATGCGTGTATCAGCAGATGTCATTGTAATCTCTGATGGAAGATCGCCCTGACCCATATTCACATATCGGCTGCACATGTTTTCACCCACTTCACATGCCTGTTCTACAATGTAAGGAACAGAGAGAATTCCCACAGATTCAATCGTAAAGTCAAAGCTATAAGGTTCACCCTTCTCATTAATTTTAAAGCATCGTTTTACTTGCATCGTATTAAATTCGCGCTGCAACTCTTCATAACGAGCCGTTGCCTTGTCAATGACTCCTACTTTCTTTGTAATTTGAAGCCATTTTGCAAACATTTCTTCAATGCGTCGTGGATCAGAATCTTGGGTATATTCATAAGAACACTGAGAGACAGGGCTGAATCGAGCATGTTCACGACCTGTTCCTCGCGATGCTTTTGCGATAATCTCAATGGATTGCTGAGTTAGGCTCGATCCTGGTTGTAGAGTTGCAATAAGACAAGTGTCTCGAGTAATAGGCTGAGGAGGAAAGAACCGTTCTGTCAATGCCTCAATATACTCTTCTTTTTCATCCGAACTATCATCCCCTTTCTTGGGTATAATCTTAAAATCGCTTGATTTTACATAGGTTGTACTATCTTTATTACCAGATACATTAAGAATAAAGGTATAATCGTCAGATACCCATTTCAAGGGTTCGGTCACATGAATAGGAAGAAGACCAATACGGTCTGCTAACATTTCATTGGTCATGGGAGTATCATTTCTCTTTACTTCAACATCTGTTGTGGAACCCGTGGAGGTCATATCCGAACGAAATGCAACCGTTTCTACACCCGTAAGGATAAGTCGCCGAAGTGTATTTGCATAAGTAACATGGACGGGAGAGAGAGTAAATTGATACGTACGATTGTCTTCGTGCTTCTGGAGATTTGAGAACTGCATGGTGGATTCCTATCCTATCTTCCGATATAGCTCCGTCAAATTTTATTATATGCGTTCACCCTTCTTCAGATTCGTTCCTCTTGTAGAAAAGGATGAGCAGACCAGCCCCCATACATCTCTGCTTTTATTCCAATCGTTGTGATTGGTCAAAAGCTTTCGTTGAAGAAATCTCAAAAACACCCTATCATGCTCAATTTCGTTTTATTTGCGTCGACCCAAGTCAAAATCGTCCACAACTTCCCAGCTGGTTAAAGCAAACTCCGACTCTTGTTATTTCAGGCGAACCTGAACCACGAACAAATAGCGATGTCATGAATTGGTTGTATGAACAAAAAATGAAGGATGGTACTTCAAAGGGTACTTCAGGTGCAACGGTTGCTTCCGAACCTGAACCATATCTTGATATGGAAATGGGTGGTGGATTTGCAGATAGTTATTCATTTATTGAAGCCGATACATCGGCTCAAGGAAATGGCGGTTTATCGATGAAACATAATTTTACATATTTGCAGGGACAAGATGCAGTTGGCACAAGAGAAGCGACTAATTTTCAGACAACCAATACCAATCAGAAGCGAAGTAAGAAGGAAGAGTTGCTAGATCAGCAAATGCAGCTTTATAAGGCTGAAAGAGATAGCGTTGGCGGCCGTGGAATTGTACGACAATAAGTACTTTAATTAAAAATTGATTTTTCTTATTTTATAAAAAAATCTATATGATAAGAACAAAATATACAACACACTCATTTGTTGAGAAAGCTTCTCTTATTCATAGTAATAAATATAACTATGATAAGGTAGAATATATAAATAATAAAACAAAAATTAAAATCGTATGCTCTCTTCATGGAGAATTTCAACAAATACCACTTTTACATATTGGACAACAAAAACAAGGATGCCCATCCTGTGGAATTATTAAACGTTCTTCTAAAAATAGGAGAACTACTAAACAATTTATTGAAGAATCAAAAGTTATTCATGGAGATCGATATGATTATTCTAAATCAGAATATAGAAGTTGTGATAAAAAATTAATAATCATATGCAATCATCACGGCGAATTTCAATTAACTCCAGAACATCACTTTCGAAAAGTTGGATGTTCAAAATGTGGAACAATCCGAAGTGCTAATGCAAATCGAATTTCACAAGAGCAATATATTACTCAAGTTAATAATGCACATAATAATAAGTATGATTATAGTAAGGTACAATATGTTAGTATGAATGCTAATATAATAATTATTTGTTATATTCATGGTGAATTTTCTCAATTAGCAAATAACCATCTACAAGGAAGTGGATGTCCGAGCTGTGGAGTAAATAAACGAACAATATTACTTACCCATACTACAAATGATTTTATAGAAAAAGCAAATAGTATCCATAAAAATAAATATGATTATTCATTGGCTGTATATGAAAATATAAAATCAAAAATAACAATTATTTGCCCAATACACGGATCTTTTATACAAAATACAGGATGTCATCTTCAAGGGAGTGGCTGTACATTATGTGGCTATTATAAAAATGCTATATTATCAAGAAATACACTTGAGGAATTTATAGAAAAAGCGATACAAGTACATGGAAATAAATATGATTATACACATACAGTATATACAACTACACATAATTATGTAGGAATCATATGTAAAATACATGGTTCATTTCAACAAACACCTCATAGTCATATGGGTGGTAGTGGATGCCCAAATTGTGCAAATTCTCAACATATTGGAAGAATTTCTAAAATATCAATGGAATGGATTGATATGATAAAAGTAAATCATCCGCTACTTCAAATTGAATTTAATATACCTACCACACGGTATTATGCAGATGCATTTGATCCCGATACAAATACAATATATGAATTTTATGGAGATTACTGGCATGGTAATCCGAAACGATATGATTCAAATACAATAAATAAAACAACAAAATGTACAATGGGGGAATTATACGAAAGAACAAATATTAGAAAAAATAAATGTATCGAATTAGGCTATCGATATGTTGAAATATGGGAAAGCCAGTGGACATCGTTTAAATTAATCATGCTTAAAAAACAGCGTAATACACGACAATTTAAAGCTTACTGATGTTATTTATACCAAGAAGAAATGTCAATTCTTAGTGCATTTACCACCCAATTGGTCCAATTTTTTGATGAACTTTGTAATGCTTTTCCGGAAGAAAAAGATATTAAAATGGCAACAGAAGGAATTAAGGGAGCAAAGAAAATTAACCCACGATTGATTCTTGATTTGTGGATGGAACATGTTTATAAAGATTGTGCTACGGCCATTTATACACGAAATGTTCATGAGATTCGCCGAGTTGCGCAATCAAAAATTGCTACACAATTTAATGAAATGATTTCAGCATTGTCTATCTTTGATAAGCACTGGGATACGATGGGAGCTCAAAACCAGGAAGTCATTTGGAAATATTTGAAGGTGTTGTGCGTCCTTTCCGAAAAAGCAAACTCTACGCTATAATTTTATATAATGTGTTTTATTTATGTATATGTGCGTATTATAATTTAAAGAGATTATAATAACCCATAAGAAGAATGAGTGAAGCAAAGGACGAAGCAAAGGAAGCAAAAGATAGTGGTTCAGTATTCCAGAAAAAGTATGACGATTTTGTAGACGATTTGTTGGGAGCGTTGCCCGAATATACAAAAGAAATCCAGGCAGCAAAAGATCTTGATTCGAAGGAACGTCTTACAAGATTTCAAGCAGAAGTAAAAATTTCGAATACCATGAGCGGAGGTGATTCCGAAGAATATAAAACAAATCCAAATACGATTTTGCCATCTGTTGTTATTTCCAATAAAGTATGGGCAACTTTATCGGATCAAACAAAGAAGGCGATCTGGGAGCATGTACGTGTATTGTCCATTTGCTGTTTTATGGAGGCCGGTTTTGGAGATGATAAGCCAAAATGGATGGAAGATGCGATGGCAGCGGCAATGGATGATATGAAGAAAAAGTTCGAAAGTGCCGATTTCCAGAGCATGATTAAGAAGTTTATGAACATGATGAAACCAAATAAAGATGATAGCGATGAAAAAGACGACACAAAGACATCGGGTCTACCCAACTTGGATGATATGTTTAAGAATGGATTTCCCAAGCTTCCAGAGAAATTTATGAAAGGTCATATGGCCAGACTTGCACAGGAAATGGTGAAGGATATTACAGCCGAAGATTTGGGAATTAGCGCAGAGATGATGAAAGATTGTGAGAAAGACCCGTCCCGGGCCATTAATATTATGTTTTCTACCTTTACTAATAACCCTGGTGTTATTCAGAAAATCATCGCAAAGATTGGAAATCGTCTTCAACAAAAAGTCATGTCAGGCGCTATCAATCCACAAGAAATTGCGAAGGAAGCGGAAGAGCTCATGAAGGAATTTTCAGGAAATTCAAGCTTTGTCGATATGATGGGTGGCATTAAAAGTGCTTTTGGTTTCGAAGACATGGATTCTGCTCGTAAAATGGGAAAGGAGGGAAGTGCCAGATTGGCAACGGCACGCGACCGGCTACGACAGAAGCTTGAAAAGAAAAAAGCAGCACAGAAGAAATAAACTTGCTAAGGTTTAGGTATCATGAGTACAGAGAAAGAACAATTAAGTTGTGAACTTCCATTTTGGAAAGACCCAATGGTACTCTTCCGCCATTTTAGTTTACAATATCAACCAATCTGTTCCCATACAATTTGGAACTTTACCGCGAGAATCATATTTCTTTCCATGTGCATTGGTCTTATCGCCATTCCACTTGGCGGCATTTCTGCCTTAATTGTCGCCATCTTATTTGGTGGTATAACCGCCGCCGCCATTATTCTTACCTCTACTGCACCAACACAAAATAGAACACAAAATGATAAGTATCAACCATTGCCTTATGCCGTGAAGGTAGAACCTACTGGATACATTGCACCTCTGAAAGAGCGATTTGGTCAACAAGACAAGGATCAGGTATCTGAACATTTTGTCAATGGTGGCGCGTCTATTGGTTCGGTTCAGCCTTATATGCAGAGCGGACCAAATGGCGTAGTAGAGGTGGATGCCTTCCCTTATTCAGGGGCAGCTCTCCCAGAACATACACAACCCACTTCACGCAATCCATTTATGAATATTTTGATAAATGAAATGAAATATAACCCAAGTCGTCCTGAAGCAGAATCGATATCTGATCCGGTTGTCAAACAGACAGTGGATGATTATTTCAGAGTTCAATGGTTTTCCGATCCAACAGACGTATTTGGAAAGAATCAGAATCAACGTCAGTTTGTGACACAGCCTTCTACCACTGTTCCAAATGATCAAGGTTCTTTTGCAAATTGGTTATATCGCATTCCTGGTAAGACCTGTAAAGAGGGTGGACGAGAGGCATGTCTCTCTGGAACAGATGGCGGACCTGTTCCATGGTTAAATAATGCCTCATAATATAACATATTTATACATATTGTAATAGTATATTATCTGATAATACTATATTACATTATATCTTGAGTTTCTGTGTAAGAAGATAAGGTTTCTTGCCACATTTAAATCGCTTTAATGTTTTTCCCCTTGTTTGGAGAACAGACTTGATACAAATTGCAATCGCAGCCTTTTCTTTTTCTTTCTTTATATTTCGTTTCGCTTGTTTTACAGTACGTAGTTTTACCGTATTACGCACTTTTTTGATGCAATGGCATAATAATTTTGCAAGTGGACTAGGTCTCATTCTTTTTTAGGATTATATTTTTTATGCCTTATTAGTTCAGAGTATCATGGAGATTAACCGATTGACACATTCAAGAGATGACCTCTGCGGCATCCAGTCTTTTTATTCTCAATCGGTTGGTCCTGGTCGTTACATGACTACCAATTTAGTGCCGAAGGCTACCGGCGTCAACCCAATGGCAGCCGATCAACTATTAATTTATCCACGTGAAGGGTACGGCTACAATAATGCAGCCATTGATGCCGATTCGATTCTGCGCAATCAGATCGCTTTTAAGAACAATCGTTGCCAAATTCGCCCACAAAGCCGTCCTTTTCTTACAGTTCCATTTATGGCTGGTGGCAGCCCTTCACGCGATGTGGAAAGTCTTCTCCTTCACTCCGAACAAGTGCGTATGGGCAAGGAGTGCGGAACAGTCACAGAACAGTTCTTTTCTCAGCAATACACTCCTATGATTCCCATTCTTAAGAATAATGTACAGAATCCAAAGAATCTGATTCCCGAAGTAGCCGACGCAGGCTGGGTTCACGGCGGCATTCCATCGCGTTCCTATCTCCGCGATGTCAACTGTTAATTGTCATTTTTTATATTATTTATCATCATTTTATATTCTAAAATGATGATAATTTTAAATCTTAAAATAGAATAGAATAATGAGTTCCGGTTCTAATGCGTCTAATGCATCTAATGCTGGAAAGGGAACGCGTAAGAGACGCACTCAGGCCGAAATTCTAAGAAATATGGAAGAAAAAGTTGCGGCACGTGCTGCTGCGACAGCTCTCAAGGAAGCTGCCAAGGCAGAAGCAAAGGCGGCAAAGGATGCGGAGAAGGCCGCAGCGAAAGCAGTGAAGGATGCAGAAAAAGAGGCGAGTAAGGCTGCTAAAGAAGCAGCTGCGGCTTCTGCTAAAGCGGCCAAAGGCGCGAGCAAGGCAGCCCAATCTTTTGTGGTTGCCGCAGAGCGTAATGAAGTAAGTGCAACTGCTGCAGCACAGGTTGCTACAAATGTATTTATGAACGCGGCATTTGCCAATTCCCCTTCTAACACTAAAAAGGGGACTAGAAAGCGCCGCACACCAGAGCAGATATTGGCAAATGCGCAGAATGCAGTTGCAGCAACAGCCGCTAAAGCGGCAGCAAGAGAATTGGCTAAAAAAGCAAAAGAAGAAGAAAAGGCTGCAGCGAAGGCTGTAAAGGAAGCAGAGAAGGAGGCCGCCGCGGCGACCAAAGCCTTAGCCAAAGCATCAGGTATTCCAGTGGCGGCTACTCGAAAGAAAAGAACAGCAAATGAAATTTTGTCTAACGCCCAGACACGCGCCCAACGACTTGTTAACCGAGCCCATAAATCAGCCGCGGCCCAAGAGTTAGCAGCCGCCAAGAAGGTCGAGCTCAATGCGAAGAGAGCCGCAAAAGCCGCCGAAAAGAATGCAAGAACCCATACTGTTAAGGCAACAAAAGTAATCAATGCAAATAGCAAAGCAGCTGCGGAAGAATATAAGAAGCGTGTCCAACGTGTTAAAAAAGCAGCTAATCAAACCAAAAAAAATAAGATTGCATCATTAATGAATGCCGCTAAACGTAAACTACGAAATCAACATCATAGCTTCTAAGATTTTGCATAGCATCTAAGATTTAGCATAGCATCTAAGATTTATTGCTTCAATTGCCGAACGAACGCTCGAATTTGTTCCATATTTTCTTCCACTGATACACCAATTTCTGTAGACAACGTAAGTACAGGAATTGTTGTATTCGCAATCCATTTTTCATGTTGTGCCTCCAGCGCATTCAAATAATCAAGTTCAATTCGTTCTTCTCCTTGACGATTCCGAATCTGAATGCGATTTTTCGATGTCTCAGAACTAGTCGATAAGTAAATAATTCCATGAATGGGATACGTTTTTCCAAAAGTATGAAACCAATTATTATAGAGCTCCCATTCAATCGTATTCAAATCTCCCGAATCATGAAGCATTTCTGCAAAGACATGTTTATCGGTTAACATGGAACGCTCAGTAAGAATCACTTGCTGACCTTTCACTGTTTTATCTAATTTTGCAATCGCATCTTGAATATTTTTGAGCCGAGTCAGTAAGGCGCAATTTTGAAAAGTGTAGGACCATCGTTTCTTGTCTTCATAAAAGAGCTCCAATAGATTCTTCCCATCTTTGTTATGAAGTTCTGTCCATTGGCCGACTGGTTCATCTACCACATGAATGTCATGGAGATAATTTCGGATATGTCCGAGAAGAGTGGACTTGCCAGCACCAATGTTACCGTCGAGAGAAAGAATAAGATGCGACATGGAAAGGTATCGATACTTTATTTATGATGAA